CCCCAGAGCTGCTCGAAGCCGGCCGCCGACAGGCCCGCGTGATGACGGAGGGAACCCTCCGACGCCTCAAGAGTGATCTTGTCGGCAAGCGGGATGACAGGTCCCGCGCGCAGCGACAGGTGATCACCGAGGAGTTGCGGCGCCGCCGCGACGAGGAGAAGGCCAACCGCGTTACCGCGCAGGAGCGACGCGCCCGCGCGCAGGAAATCCGCGCACAGCAGCAGAAGGAGCGCGAGGAACGGGAAGCAGCGCAGGCCGCCGAACGCCGGCAGCGCGAGGAAGCCGCCGCAGAACGCGCCGCAGCCGCGCAGGCGCGCAGCGAGGCCCGGGACCGGCGGATCGCGGACGTCTCCGCGGAAGTTGACCGCAACGTGGAGAAGGAGCGGCGCCGGGTGGAAGCGGCGGGCAAGGGCAAGTCGGCCGACGAACTGCGCGACGAGGCCAAGGCCGCCACGGAGGCGATCGAGGCGTACAACCGCCGGGACACGGTCCGCGATGGCCGCCCTGGGTACATCGCGCCTACTAGCCCGGAGTACGACCACAACAAGGGCGCGCAGATGAACGAACGCGCCGCCGCCGCCTACCGAGTGGCCGCAGCGTCCGAAGAGGACGAGAACATGCGCCGGGCGCTCGAGCATGCTGCAGACCAGCATCAAGCGGTAGCGAACAGGCACCGGGCTTACGCTGCGGGCGCTCTGCGCAACGAGGATGACCCGGACAACGACACGCGAAGGATCATGACCGCGCTGTCCGAAGTCGGTACGGGTGTCAGCAATGCGCAGGCGGCTGTACGTGCTGCCGAAGCGAGCAGGGCCCGGCGCGAGCAGGCCGACCGCGAACGCGCGCAGCGCGAGGCCGACCGGTTCGCGACGCTGGACCGCATCAACGAGAGCGCCACGGGCCGGAGCCTGCACCGAAAGAAGCTGACGCCGGAAGAACGGGAGTTGGTCAACGGCAGCGCGAACCGGCTTGCGACCGATGATCGCGCCTTCGAGCGGGCCCGGCGGTACGAGGACGAGTCGGCGCAGACGAACCGTGTCGACGTGCTCAAAGCGCGCGCTTTCGCCAAGGCCCGCGATATGCGGATCAAGAACGGGTGGGGCTTGCCGGGCGAACAGGCCGACCAGGCGCCGGAGCGCTCCCCGGAACCCCAGTCCGAAGCTGATCGCCTGGCCGGTGCGCGCGCCCGTCTGCAGGAGTCGGCCGACCGACGGAAGGCGGCACGCGACAACCGGCCCGAGGAAGTTACCCGCGACGTGGCCGCCGCGCAGCGTGCCGCGGAGACTTACCGGAGCAACCTCGGCCGGGGCCGCATCTCTCACGTCTCGGACGAGAAGTTGGCGCAGCTGCACGCGCTTGTCCGGCGCCTCAGTCTGGACACCAACCCCGACATGCTCGACAGGCAGGAGACCAAAGCACTGGTCGAGTTGCAACACATGGTGACGCGGGAGGTCTCCCGCCGCCGGTCGCAGCGATAGACCCGCCCCACCACCATTACGGCCCGCCTGGCGCGGGCCTTTCTCATGCCCCAGGAGGGCACATGCACAAGCGCACTCTTGCCCGCCTCCGCCTCGACGGCGCCGGCTGGGCGCACCCCTACGGCCACGGCCCTTTCTCCCCGATCGTCTACGCCGACGGAGGGGACGGCGCAGGCTCCGGATCCGGCAGCGGCGGCGCCGGTGACGGTACGGGCGAAGGCGGCGGCCAGCCTCCGGCGGCACCTCCCGCGGCGGGCCCGTGGGACGGCTTCCAGTGGGACGGCAAGGTCGATTCCCTGCCCGCGGACGTCGCGAAGGTGATTCGCGAGGCCCGCGAGGAAGCCGGGAAGGCGCGCACCACGGCCAAGGAGAACGCCGCCGCACAGGCCCGTCAGGAGCTGCTCGCCACCTTCACGAAGGCCGTGGGGCTGGACACCGACGACGACAAGCCGATGACCGCGGAGGAACTGACACGTCAGCTCACCACCGCGACGTCCGAACGCACCGTGGCCCAAGAAGACGCGGCAGCGGCCCGGATCGAACTCCACGTCTTCCGCACCGCTGTCCGGCTGGGCGCGGACGCGGAGGCACTCCTCGACTCCCGGTCGTTCTGCGACGCGATCGACGCGATCGACACGGACGACCCGAAGAAGTTCAACGAAGAAGTGGAGAAGGCGATCAATAACGCCCTCTCCGCGAATCAGCAGCTCCGCGCCGGCCTGGCGCCGCGGCGGGGCGGGGGCGACTTTGCCGGCGGGCCCGGCACGCCTGGGCGCCCCACCTCACTGCAGGACGCCGTTTCCGCCCGTCTGGGCGGCTGACAACCGGAGTAGGACATGCCCGTAACCCTGGCTCAGGCCAAGCTGAACACGCAGGACGACATCGATCTGCAGGTGATCGACGAGTTCCGCAAGAGCTCGTGGCTCCTCGACAACATGACGTTTGACGACGTCGTGAACCCTGCCGGCGGCGGGGCAACCCTCACCTACGGCTACACGCGTCTGATCACGCAGCCGACCGCCGCTTTCCGTGCGATCAACAGCGAGTACACGCCGCAGGAAGTGACCCGGCAGCGGTACACCACGGACCTCAAGGTTCTGGGTGGCTCGTTCCAGATCGACCGCGTTCTTGCGAAGCTGGGCCCGGCCCTGTCGTCTGAGGTCACGCTGCAGATGCAGCAGAAGATCAAGGCCGCTCAGGCGACGTTCTCGAACGCCGTGATCAACGGTGACTCCGCGGTCGACGCCAACAGCTTCGACGGCCTGTCGAAGGCGCTCACCGGGTCGGCCACCGAGGTCGACGGCACGGGAACCGACTGGACGACCGTCAACAACCAGGCAACTGCCGTGGCCGCGCAGGCGCTGCTTCGCCGGCTGATGGCCCGCATGGACGGCCGCCCGGATGCCCTGCTGATGAACGCCGACGCGCTGGCCGCGCTCGAGACCGTCGGCGACTTCGCGTCGTCGCTGGACTCCCGCGACGTGTTCGGCCGCACCATCACCACGTGGCGCGGTATCGCCCTCGTCGACCTCGGCGAGCGGCCCGGCACGAACGACCCGATCATCCCCACCGACGCGGTGGCGGGTACCACGGACATCTACGCCGTCCGGCTCGGCCTCGACGGCTTCCACGGCATCTCGACCGTGGGCGGGCGGCTGGTCACGCAGTTCATGCCCGACTTCACCACCCCCGGCGCCGTGAAGACTGGCGAAGTGGAGATGGGCCCGGTCGGTGTGGCGCTCAAGGCCACCAAGAGCGCGGCCGTGCTGCGGGACGTGAAGGTCGTGACGCCGTGATCATCCACAGCCCTGTGGAAGGGTTCACCGGATCCGGGCCCGGCGGGATCGAGTTCAAGGACGGCCGCGCGGAGACCGACGACGAGCGGCTGATCCGCTACTTCCGGAAGGCCGGTTACGGGGTCGGCGACGACGCCCCGGCCGTGCCGGAGGAGCCGGAGCCGGCCGACCCGCGGACCCTCGACGGGCCCGAGCAGGTCGGTACGCGGCTGCGGGACGCCGCGGTGGACCCGCGGCCGGAGGACTTCCTCCCGCCGACGAACGCTGGCCAGGCCAACCCCCACGGGCCGCTGGTCGTCTCCCCGGAGATCCACGGTGAGGGCGTGAAGCCCATCCACCCGGGCCCGGTCACCCCGGGCGACCCGAAGGCGCAGGAGGCGCGGGAAACCGCCCTCGCGGAGGCCGTCCTCGTCGACAACGGCGACGTGACCGACGCCGTGCAGGCTGCCGCGGAGGACAACCCGCAGCCGACGGAGCCGCCCTCGAAGGGCGCCGCGAAGGGCACGTGGGTGGACTGGGCCGTGGCCCGGGGCGCGTCCCGCGAGGCCGCAGAGCAGGCCACGAAAAACGACCTGATCGCACAGTACGGACCGAAGGAGGACAGCACCGATGCCCCCTCTGTATGAGCGCTACGGCGACAACCACGAGGTTGCGGAGCGGGTGCGCACCGTCGCGGGCTCGCCGAACGATGCCCGCCTGGCCAACTCGCCCGCGTGGAAGGCCGTTGACGAGTCCGCGCAGGACGCTGCGGCGCCCGCCGCGCCGGCTGCTGCGCCGCTCCCGAAGCGGACCGCGAAGGCGGCCCCGGCCGCGCAGGAGGGCTGACCGGTGGCCCGCGTCTACGCCACGGTGGCGGAGTACGAGGCGTTCACGGGCGAGACCGCGCCCGCGAACGTCGGCCGGCTGCTGGCGCGGGCCTCCCGCCTCGTCGACCGGGCCATGGTCGCCGCGGTCTACGACACGACCGCCGCCGGCTACCCGTCCGACTCTGATGTGCTGGCCGGGTTCCGGGACGCTACGGCCGCTCAGGTGCAGGTGTGGGCGGCCCGGGACGCGGCAGCGGCCGGCGACGATCCGGTGAACAGCCCGTGGACGAGTGTCAGCGCGGGCGGTCTGTCGTTCTCCCGCCAGTCGGCTCCGGTGGCGACCGTGGACGACACGGCCCTGACCGCGGAAGCCGTGGAGATCCTCGAGGGGCTCGGCCTCGAGCGGGTGATCTGGTGAGGATGCCGGAATTCCTGCTGCAGCACACAGTGACCGTGGAGCCGTATCTCGGCTCCTCGGCGTACGGGCCGCGGTACGGGCCTGCGGTGACGGTGGCGTGCCTGCTCGAGCAGCAGACACGGGCCGTTGTCGGCCCGGACGGGAGTGACGTCACGTCGTCGGCGACGTTCCGGGCGCCGCTCGACATGCCCGAGTGCCCGCCCGAATCCCGGGTGACGCTTCCCACCGGCGACACCACCACCGTCATTGCACGGCTACGACACGACGGCGGCAACCTGCCTACGCCGCAATGCTGGGAGGTGCAACTTCGGTGACGCAGTACACGCGCATGTCATGGCAGGGCGGCCGACTGTGGGGCGACCGCGGCCGGCGCCTGGCGTCCGAGGGCCTGCTCCGGGCGCTCGAACACACGCTGGGCGTGGCAAACCGTCAGGTGCCGCTCGACGAGGGCCCCCTCGAGCGGTCCGGCCGGGCTGACGTCGTCGGGCTCGAGGGCGCGATCTCGTACGACATGCCGTATGCGGTCGTCCAACACGAAAACCTCGACTACCGGCACCTGCCGGGCCGCAAGGCCAAATACCTCGAAGACCCGATGAACTCGGAGCGGGCCATCATGCTGCAGCTGATGGCCGTGGGCCTGCGGAGGTGGCTTCGTGGCTGATCTCCTCGACGGCCTGGCCCGGCACCTTGAGGCGCTGGGCCTGCTGACGTACGACCCCGACGGCATCGCGGGCGACACGTTCATCGGCACGATGCCGTCCCGGCCGGACGCCGCGGTGGCGCTCACCATCTACGGCGGCCCCGAGTCGGATTCGAAACTCGGCTGGGACGAACCCTCAGTACAGGTGCGGGTACGGGGCGGCCCCGACCCGCGCGTCTCCTACCAGCGGTGCGCGGCGATCCGCTCCGAACTTCACGGACTCGGGCCGCTCACCCTGCCCGGCGGCACGTTCCTGCAGCTGTGCATTGCGAACCAGTCCGCCCCGGGCCCGATTGGCGCAGACAGCGGCGGCCGTCACGAACACGTCTGCAATTTCCGGACTGAGATCCGCAGCGTGACCGCGCACCGCGTGTAACACCCGCTCCCCCTTTCGCCCGGCGCCGTGCGCGTACGGGCTCTCACCCATGCCCGAAGGAGGGCCCCAAATGGCGCGCTACAACGCCCGAGACTGCGTCTTTGAGATCGAAGCTGAGACGCCCGCCACGTGGATCGAAATCGGCGACGTCAACACGTTCTCCAAGTCGCACGACGAGGAGACCGCCGACACCACGACGTTCGGCTCCGCCGGTCAGGCCGAATCGCAGAAGATGCAGATCGGCAAGTCCCTCACGCTCGAGGGCCTGCACAACACGACCGATGCCGGCCAGCTGCGGGTCGAGGCCGCTGCCGAACTCCTCGGTGACGACTCGCTGATCAAGTTCCGGTTCCACGCGCCCGGCGCGACGAACTGGACCGTGTGGAACGCGCATATCAACTTGGGCGACCAGGGCGGCGGCAACAACGACAAGGGCGCGTGGGCGGCAACGTTCACCCGCTCCGGCGCGGACACGACGGCGGCGATCGTATGAGCAAGCCGAACCCCATCGACGACTCCTTTGACGCGTTCTGGGAGGAGCAGACCGGCGGCCTGCGTACGACCGTCATTCAGGGTGTCGAGGTCGTCGTGCCGACCGACCTGCCGCAGGGCTTCACGCACCGGTTCAACCAGCTCAAGGACTCCGGCAAGGACGACGACGCCGCCGAACTGGTCGGCATGCTGTACGGCGAAGAAGCCGCGAAGAAGTGGCTGGCCCCGCCGCAGATCGGCACCCGGAAGCTGATGACGGTGCTCCTGTGGGGCATGGCGCAGGCGTCCGGTGAGGACATCACCTTCGCGGAGGCGTACGAGCGGCTGCAACAGCAGCTCTCGGGAAAAGCCAAGACGGCGCCGAACCGGGCCGCACGCCGAACCGCACAGAGGAAGCCGTCCGGCGCTACTGGTGGGCGGTAGAGGCCGACTTTCAGCGTGAGTACGGGCTCGGCCCGCAGGACATCGCCACGATGACCCGCCGCCGGTTCGTGGTCCTGCTGATGGGCCTCTCCGGCGAGTCGGTATTCCGCCGGGTCGCAGGCGACGAACTGTCGATCATCGACGACCCGACACAGATCAGCAGCGCGTTGCAGGGCTGACAACTACATAGGGAGGCCCGATGTCCCTCGTCATCGGCGATCTGGTGGGCATGCTCCGCGCGGACGACTCCGGCATGAGGCGGGGTCTCAACAGCGCGGAACTGCGGATGCGCGGCTTCCAGCGGGACATCAACGGCCAGCTGCGCACCCTCGACGGCCGTTTCGCGACCACCGGCGAACTGATCGCCGCAGGGCTGCGGGAGGGCTCCGACGAGGGCGACCGTCTGGGCCTGTCGCTGGGCCACATCGCGGGCGCGGCGGGCGGCCTGCTGGGCGTGGCCGGGTCTGTGGGCCGTATCGCGGCCATGCTCGGCGCAGCGGTGCCGTTGGCGGCCGGCCTGGCGGCGACGGTCGGCAACATCGCCCCCGCGGCGGGCGTGGCCGTGACCGGTCTGGTGGCGGTGCAGCTGGCGACGAACGCGATCAAGTTGGGCATGGTCGGCGTGAAGGAGGCCGTGGCCGCGGCCATGGACCCGTCCGACCCGGAGGCGTACGCCGAAGCGCTCAAGAAACTGTCGCCGGAGGCGCGAGCGTTCGCGGAGGCGGTTCGGGCCCTGCAGCCGGATCTCAAGGCCCTGCAGCAGGGCGTACAGGACCGCATGTTCAAGGACTGGTCCGCCTCGCTGCGGGAGGCCGCGGTCGAGGTGCTGCCGGTGCTGCGGAACGGCCTCAACAACGCGGCCACCAGCGTCAACCGGATGGGCCACGGGGTGTTCTCCGCGGCGCAGGAGCTCGCCGAAAACGGCACGATGGGCCGGGCGATCAGCAGCGCGAACATCGGCCTGTCGAACCTCACCCGGGCGCCCGGGCAGTTGGTCACGGGGCTGGGGCAGATCGCTGCGGCGGCGGGCCCGGCTTTCGAGCGGCTGACGTCCGGTGCGGGCGCGGCTCTCGACACCCTGTCGCAGAAGATGACGGAGGCGTTCGAGTCCGGGGCGATGGAGCGCGCGATAGAGCAGGCCATCGACGTCTTCGGGCAGCTGCTGACGATCGCCGGCAACGTGCTCGACATCGTGGGCAGCATCTTCGGGGCCGCGCAGGTGTCCGGCGGCGGTTTCCTGGGCGTGCTCGAGGAGATCACCGGGGCGCTTGCCAAGGCGTTCGCGTCGCCGGAGGTGCAGGGCGGGCTTCGCGCGATTTTCGAGACGATGGCGCAGCTTGCGCGTACGGTGGCGCCGCTGCTGATCGACGTCCTCAAGATCATCGGCCCGATCTTCGAGGAGCTCGGACCGCCGATCCAGACCCTGATCAAGGCGCTGGGCGACGCGCTCGCCCCCGTGATCAAGGCTCTCGGTCCGGTACTCAAGGCAGCGGCGAAAGCGGTCGGGAAGCTGATCGAAGCGTTCGCGCCGCTCCTGCCCGTGATCGGTCAACTTGTGGCCGCGCTGCTGCCGGCGCTGACGCCGCTGTTCGACGCTCTCGCGGTCGTCTTCGAGGCGCTCGCCCCCGTGATCAAGACCATTGCCGACATCCTGGTCCGCACTTTTACCCCGATTCTTGCCGCGCTTACGCCGATCATTGAACCGCTCGCGAAGCTGCTTGCCGATCAGCTGGTGTTCTGGCTCGGGTTCCTGGGCGATCTCCTGATAGAACTTGCCCCGAGTTTCGAAAAGATCGGCCTTGCCTTTGCTGATCTGATGTTGGCCTGTGCGCCGCTGATCGAGGAGTTGGCGCGGCTCGGTATCCAGCTTCTCGAAAAGATCGCGCCATATCTGCCGGAGATCATTGATCTCGTCGGAAAGCTGGCGGGATTCCTGGCGTGGGTGCTCGCCTCGAACATTTCCAACATTCTGATTCCCGCGCTTGAAATCGTGGCCGACCTGCTCTCCGGCGACTTCTCCGGCGCCCTGGACAAGGCGAAGAAGCTCGCCATCGACATGGTTTCCGGGGTGGTGCGGAACTTCAAGGAAATGCCCGGCAAGGTGTGGTCGGCCCTGTCCGACTTCGGGTCGAAGCTCAAGACCCGCGCGACCGAAGCCGGACTGGCCCTCACCCGCACGGTCACCCAGAAGATCGGCGAAGCCGTGGACTGGATCAAGGGCCTTCCGGGGCGTGCGGTGAGCGCGCTCGGTGACATCAGTTACACCCTTTTCCTCGCCGGCTGGAACTTGGTCGGCGGGTTCATCGAAGGCATTCTGGCCCGGGTGCCGAACCTGAAAGACAACCTCAACTGGATTACGTCCATGCTCACGTCGTGGAAGGGCCCGGAATCGGTAGACGCGAAGATCCTCACGCCTGCCGGTGAGCAGGTCATGGGCGGATTCATGCGCGGTATCTCGAGCCAGATTCCGGCGCTGCGTTCCCAACTGCAGGGGCTGACCGGTGAACTGCCGGGAATGGCCATTGCGGGAGCGGGTGTGGCTGCAGGGGGCCGCGGTGCGCCGGTTGTGCGTATCGAACTGGCGGGCCCGGACGAGGTGAAACGCCTTCTCCGGAAAATTGTGCTCGACGATGGGGGCGGGAATGTGCAACGCGCTCTCGGATGGTAGGA